GACCACCGAGAGTGTTCTTAGTTGTTACCTTTTCAACGCACACGCTTGGGTGTTCGTTCATATGAATGATCCCACCTTTGTCCGCCTTAAAGACTGTGACTTGGCCCTTCTCCAACTTCCTCCATGTGTGGTGGCTTGCCCCTCCATTATGAAGTTAATCCAACTACCTCTCAAAGTTGAAGGCGTACATGTTATGCGCAATTTGACGGGAGTAGAGATTCTCACTCTTCCACCCTCTTACGACCCAAAAACCGGTGCCCTCCAAATCGTGCCGGTTTCCGGAACCGTTACCACAGCTAAGAATGCTAGGTCATCCCTTGGTTTTGATTACGCTATGAATAACATCTACGATTGGGTTTACACCAGTACCCATCGTACCAAAATGGGTGACTGTGGTTCCCCCGTTATTACGTTTACTAGTGCTGGCATCTCGATTGTCGGTACGCACGTTAGTGACTCAACGAATTTGGGCAGTTTTAATTATTTAGATAGAGATGATGTCGAGTTGCTTATCAAAACCCTGGAGTCCACCTTCCGCCCAGAAACCAGGGAGATCGAACTCTCCTGTCTTCAGTTGCTTCCGCCCGAATACAACAGGGGGGACTCTGTCATCCCTCTCCTTACTACTAAATGTGAGGAACAACAACCGTCAAAAGAGTTGCTACCATACCTCGAAGCTTTTAAAACCAAAGATTACTTGTTTCCCCGTCCTGCTGGTGATGCTGTTGCTATAGGGAGAATCCAGTACTTAGGCGAAACCAGCATCGCCCCAAGAAGTGTTGATGATCTCGTACGAACTTTTGTTCCCGAACATCCTCAGTTTCCGCTCACAGTTGAACCGGCTAATCTCACTAACAAAGGTCTAGATTCCGATCCCTTTATGGGTGCAAATGGAGTCCTATTGGATATCTCTTTTAGTGTTTTTGCTGACACGGCTATTTGGGTTGCTCATCGAAACTTTGATAATTTGCGACACCTTCCCCGGTCATTTCACGATTTTAAAGAATTTCTCAATGCTGAATTTGAGTTCAGCGGTGAATTGCGCCGCAATGGCAACAAGAGACCTCCTTTATCATCTAGTGCCTCCTTCCCCTGGAACCGCATGAGGGGAATAACCCAGATGCGCCATCTCCTCCAGGATCCTGATGCCGTAACACTTGCCTTTAAGAAGGATATTCATGTTCAAATGGAGAAGGACGTTATTGAGGTACTCCGTGATTTCTCCCAGCTTAAAGTTGGCCATATGTCAGGCGGTTTCCTCAAATCGGAGAAAAGACCACTAAAACCCGGATCGGGCTCGCGCCCATGTAAACACTGTGATGGAAGTATGAACCATGAGAAGGTTGACAAACCTCGTCTTGTTTCTTGTCCTTGTAAAGCTCAGAGTATAGCTCTTGCTTTCTTGTTTGGATCCTGGGCTGCTTCGCGTGTCCAGAATCGCCATCTCATAGCCAACCAAATAGGTCTGGATCCCCTAGTCGATTGGCCCGTTATGGCCCGTTCCCTTTCCAACTACTCTCACCACTTTGCTACCGACTATAAGTATTTTGACAAGACCCTCGGCCCAGCACATGCCTCCATCGTAGCATACGATGCGTTCGTTTTTATGTTTGGTAAAAATTCTAGCAAAAAGAGTTTTGAGTGGTTTCTTTCTAACTACAAAGCCACCAAAACTCCCCAATCGGAGCGTTTTGCTCGCGTTGCCTTTCCAGGTTTCGAAGAGCTTTTTACGCCCGTGGGAATTACCCGTTGGCCTATCATTAGGGCTCAAGCCCAAAAAACGTACATGGCCGCAGCCAGCGATATTGTTATGATGTATACTGCTTTCGGTCGCTCACTCTTTTGGATCGGACGAGCGGAATCTAGTGGAGTTAGAATCACCGGTGACTTCAACGGCTGTATCAATGAAGTTTGCATCCTTGAAGCCCTCTCCCGTACCACGAAACTTCCAGTAAGTGAAGTTGATAAGGCAACTAGAATTTATGCGTACGGAGATGATGCTGTTGGAGGAACTAACCTCGCTTTGGATCTGCGTGTGTACGTACAACATCTCCTCCGTCTTGGACTGTTGGCCACGCCGGCAAACAAAAATAATGAAATCCCGGAGTTCATGTCCTTCGATGAGCTCACTTTTCTCAAGCGTGCGTTTCGTTTCGATGAGGAAACCAACTCTTGGCGCGCGCCTCTTGATATGCAAGTTATTGACAACGCTTGGTACTGGACCCGCAAGTCCCTCCCACCAAGTGGTGCCGTCATAGCTAATGCAGAACAAATGATTAAAGAGTTGGCCCAGCATGGAAGAGCTGTGTTTGAGACAAAAACTTCCCTTCTTGCCGAGCACTTGGGAGACCTTGGTATAGAAGTATGCGTGCCTACGTATGAAGAGGTCTTTGCCGGAGTGCTACCTCGTTTCAATGGCCGCTTGGCTCCCTCCTTTCTTGCCCAATATGAATAGTTTCAATCAAAGTGCCTCGG